AATAGATCTTTACTGGTTGTTCCAGTGGAATTACCACCTCTAGCGGTGTGGTGGAAACGGAAATATCCTGTTTTCTTCTTGCTGCATATCTCACTTTTCACCATCCTTTGGCTTAACATAGCCTCCAAAAGAATCAACCAAACACGCCTTGGTTAAGCTGGTTACAATCTGCTGTGCTAACCATTGCGTTATGCGAAATTGACGAGCCATAGCCTCTGAAAATTCAACTTTGGTTACCGCTGCATTATTTTCGTCATAACCTTTGTTACGTAAATTTTGCTTTTTCACCTCAAATAGGTGCCCAAGCACTCGCAATGCAGGCTCATAAAAAGATTGGATTTCACTTTGCTGACGAGAATCTTTGATTTGGTGTGTAAAGCTGTTCATGACACCTCCGCTAATGCTTGCTCAGCTTTTGTTAGGCGGCGTTTAGCGTTGAGCTCTGCTACTGTTGCTGTACGGATTTCTTTTGATGAAACCAGAATCAAATGATTCTCCGATTTGATAGCCCACAACCTAGTCAAAGTTTTATTTTTAACTTCAAACAAATCATTTGATTTGAAAGTACGGCACTCTTTAGTAAGCACTACAACGTCACCTATTAAAAAATCAGGTGAGTTGAGTTCGATTGGTTGTTCTGATAAATTGTTTGTGTTCATTTGATTCACCTCAATTGAATGCCTAACCACTCCTGTTCCCGCAGGTAGTGGTTTTTTATTTGAATAAAATCCGCATGTACTCTGGTGAAGTGAATGCATGTGCTAAATAAACTCGTGTTGCTTCTGCAATTTCAGGTGAGCAATACACATCACTTTCTTGCACAACCTTCAAACCAATGGCTGTCAACAAAAAGCTAATAAACTCAATCTCAGTCCATCCATTTGATTTCTTTTCTGTTTTCATCCGTGAAAGAATGCTCGCATCGACATTTATCATCTCTGCTACTTGTCTTTGGTTGCTAGCGTTAAGTGCTTGCAATATGAGCGACTCGTTATTGCTAGCGCTTGCAGGCAATTCATTTGATACTTTGCTCATAGGTAAGGTCCTAAGCGGTTAATGATCCAAGGTTTCTACATTTTGTCGTCTGGGGACGAAGTTCAATCCAAATATCTTGATAGTTATCAGGGAAAAGCTCTTTTCGTGTTGTTAAACCAAGATCTTCAGCAATAACTGCTAACCTGATTTTTCTATCAAGGGGAATAGCTTTCCATCCACTAACTGATGACGGAGCAATCCCCAGAAGTCTTGCTACCGCTGTGACACCACCTAGCTTGTCTATAAGTTGTGCGTCATTCATAACGTGCTCCTAATTTTTCTTTAATTATTAGGCATTCCTTATATTAAATCAATAGGAATACCTAATTTTATTTATGTTAGGATTTCCTAACATTGTGAGGATAGTTGTATGAACACTCTTGCTGAACGACTTAGATATGCCATGGAAGTATTGCCACCTAAAAAGATCAAAGGTGTCGAACTTGCTCGTGCAGTCGGAGTAAAACCTCCTTCTGTGAGTGATTGGCTATCTGGTAAATCCAAAACAATGGAAGGAGAAAATTTATTACGTGCTTCAAAATTTTTGAATGTTAATCCTTCATGGCTAGCATCTGGAACAGGAGAGATTCAAACAAGCACTAAGGATAAATTTAAGCAACTTGATATCGAGAAATTTAAAAAGAAATACAATATTAGTGATAGTGATGAAGCACTTTTATTTTCAACAATTATCGAAAAACCGTTTATCCCATCATCTAAGCGTTGGGTTCCTGTAAAAGCTTACTCCAAGATGGGCATGGATGGCTATTTCACAGATATGGGTTATGAAGGCAATGCTGGAGATGGGTATGTTCCAACTCACTCAGCAGGACCAAGAGCCTATGGTATTAAAGGCACTGGCGACTCAATGTTTCCAGCTATCCGTAATGGATGGTATGTGGTTTGTGATCCAGATGCGGAACTCGTGCCGAATGAGTTTGTTCAGGTGTGCTTGAAGGATGGAAGATGCACAATTAAAGAATTTGTTGGCATAAATGGCGGGGTTTTAAGCTTGCTTTCTGTGAATGGTGGTGAGCGATTTTTCTTTGAAATGGATGAGGTAGAAAGCATTACAGCTATTACTGACATCGTACCACCAAGTCAGCACAGACAAGAACATCCTTATTCGCATTAATCACAGGAAGACTTATGGACAATTCAAAACGACCAATCAACCAGATTATTGCTCGTATCAATGATGCTGCTAAACATGGTGAAGCTTTGGTGCTAACAGCCGAAGAAGTGAAGATCCTCTCTAAGGATATTGGTGATAAAGTCTTTATTCCAGTCCTTACAAATGAACAAGTAGTGCAGTTGGTAAAAGAAGGAAAGCTTGGACAGAAAATTAAATAATAAAAAAAGACCGATGATAAGTCGGTCTTTCCATCCAAGGTTAGCAAGGTCTTGGATTTGACTAATGTTGGCAGCATTAGCCTTTGCGCCCACCAATATCACAAGATAATTGATAAATTGAGAATAATACGTGTTTGGAAAAATATTAAATAAGTTTAAGGCTTGGTACAAGGGTGATCCTGGTGATATGAGATGGGATCCACGTACCGATACTTACGTAGGCACTAGAGAGCCAAGCAAGCATTGGACAGCAAAGGTATTATCTTATTTTGTTGATTTTTCCTTACTGATAGCTAAATCAATTAAAAAACACCCCAGCACCTTCATAACTCAGCTTTTAGCATTCATTGCTATCCTTGTTTCGTGTTTTTCTATTTATCTTCAATATTATGTAGATGATGATGAGTACAAACGCTGCACCATAGCACATACCAATAATCAAGAGATTACATTGAAATGTAAGAAATGACATTGCTAAAACAATAAGGCTCATTGCCATTGTTAAATAATTAATTTCATTTTTCATAAATTTACCTGTCGTGACCCGAAACGATCCTTTAAAACATATCGGGAGGAGAGAAAATGCTTGAACTTACTGTAATTGATGTTTCTAGTGACAAACCCGAACCTTTATATGCAAGACAATTTACGACACACCCTCGTATTGGTGAATGGATCGATATAAATATTGATGAAGAAAGTACAATGTTTGAGGTTGTTAAGGTTGCTCACTCAACAAATGGTGGCGACTCTGATTTGTACGTAAAGCGTCTAGGGTTAGCCTTTGAAGTTGTTCTGGATCTGTGCAATAAAAATGATTAGCAATGTTTTGGTAATCACCATTTAATTGACTTGGGTTAGTAATGATTACCCCTATAAATTGATGTCCAGTAATTGATGAGTTGCTTTCAATCTGTAAAAGCTCCCCTTTTTTTGTAATAGCAATCATCTCAACAAACTCCATCTAACCCACCACCACGGTGGGTTTTCTTTTGTCTATTAAAACACAAAAATTAGGTATTTCTAATTTTATTAGGAACACCTATTGACTTAATAATTAGGTTTACCTAATATTTATCTCGTAGACAACAAAAAAAGCACACCGCCCTCCCCAGGTCCGATGTGCTTTTGCAAACTGCGAGATCAATTATGAACGTAAAAACCTTTTCAAACAAGCACAAGGTAACTGGAGTTACAGCAATTGCTGTACTTGTAGCCTTGGGTTCTTGTGAATACCGTACCGCTAATTCTAGCGTCCCTTCTAATTACTCATATGAAAGCAAACAAGTAGTTGCTTCTGAATATGAACTTTTAGGTATTAAGCAAACTGGTGAAAAAACTGGTGTAGCTGTTATCCGCATAGACGGCTTCAAACTAAACGTGAGCTTCGATTTTGACGGCGTAGCTGATAGTTATGGTGTAGCTGGATCTGACTTTACAGCGGCTGAAATTACTAACCTTGCTATTGAGTCAGTAACAGACCTAAGCGGCAAGCCTTGGAATGATTTCACCAATCATGACGACCATAAAAACATAAATATTTTATTGGCTGGCTATATCGACCGTAATCATTGGATCGAGGAGGCTTAATCATGCAAAAAGTTAAGCATCATCCTGACGGCTACAAGTCATTTTTAGGCCGTGATGATAAGGGTCTCTACTCTGTCCGCATTGGCTGGCAAGTGTACGCATCTAATGCTAATGGCTCAGTTCTTTACAAAGTTAAAGACGGAGTTAAGACGCCTTTAAATGTGTTCAGGTTCCAAACTTCTTATCCAAAAGTTTGGAATGAACTCACCCAAGAAATCGATTTTCAGCGCAGAAAGCAGCTCGCTATAAAACTGCGTGAAACAAACATCCCTACTTATGTCCGCAAAGCTTACAAGCAAAAACGCGGCTTCACCGGCTCTAGATGAGGATAAGAATAATGGCTCTACCGATTATTACTGCTGACCAAACTTTATTGGTTCAAGCAATTATTGTGTACCTATACGCTGATCCGGGTTTAGGTAAATCATCGATGGGCTTTACTGCGGAAAAAGCAATTTCTTTTGACTTTGACCGTGGTGCTCACCGTACTGGTGAATTACGTCGTGGTGCGGTTGTACAGGTTCAACAATGGAGTGATGTTGCAAACCTTACTCCGCAGGACTTAGCACCATATAAAACCGTAGTCATTGATACCGTGGGTGCAATGCTTGAATGCATTAAAACCCATCTATTGCTAACTGCTAATAACCGTCAAAAAGATGGCTCTTTAAAGTTAAAGGCTCAAGGTTTAGCGAACCAAACATTCAAGCAATACATCAATACTTTGATCAGTTTAGGTAAAGATGTTGTTTTCATTGCACACGCATCAGAAGATCAAAATGGTGATCAAATTATTTACCGACCAGATTTAGGTGGTAAAAACCGTAACGAGCTTTACCGTATCGCAGATGTCATGGGTTATCTAACAACTGTTACTACAGGTGAAGGTAAAAATGCCCGCGTTATTAATTTTAAACCCTCGCCTACACATCATGCGAAAAACTCAGGTGCTTTAGGCGGTGAAACCGGTGAAGTATGGGTACCTGATCTTAAAGCACACCCTACTTTCTTGGCTGACCTGATTACTCAAGCTAAAGATCACATTAACACCTTAACGCCTGCACAACTTGCAGCAGCTAAAGCCCAAGAAGAGCTAGAAAACTGGAAACAAAGCTGTGAGGAAGCAGAGCATGCAGGTGACCTTAATCAATTAACTGAGTCGCTTGATAAAGAACACATGTATTACCAGAACATGCGCCAAGCAATGTTAATGAGGGCTAAAGCATTGAATTGCACGTTTGATAAGCAACGTGGCACTTGGATTAGTCCACCTGAATTTAACGGTATCTCAGATCAACAAAGAGATGAACTTCAAAACTTTATTGCTGAACGGGGCCTCGATGTAAAAACAGTTTGTGAGCACTTCGGCATAGATGCCCTTATTCAAATTGAAGCGGCAAAGCTAACAGCAGTTAAACAAGACATTGAAACTTTGGCTAAAACTGGGATGACAGCATGAATAATCTATTAACAGCATCTGAAGCATTTACAGCTCTTCAAAAAGGTAAAACTGTTCTCTGTCGTCCAGCTGGAGACATGTTGGACTTTGCCGATTTAGATCAATTCCCCGCTTCTGTTTTTGGTAAACCTGGTTTTGAATTCTGCATCAAAATCGAAACTATTGAGCTGGCTGGCATTACATTCACAAAGCCATTAACTATTGATGAGTATGAGGAAGGTCAGGATGTATTTGTACTCACTACATATTCACCTGCGATTTATGTAGTTAATTTTAAAACCCCTGCATTAATTGAATCTATTAATAGTGGCTTTGTTCAGCGTGATGCCGAAAACGCCAAGCTTCAATTAAAAGCTTTTTCAAAAGCACTCGGTTTTGAAATCAACAATGAATTAAGTGTTATTCGTCTTGGTGAGGAACCCAAAAAACAGAGAGGCAAAAAATCAAAAGCAGAAAAGCCTAGTGAAGTTATTTCTGCAGAAACTCAACCAACAATTGTTATTACCGAACAAACAAATGTCACCACATCTGAGGATCTGTTAGTTCCAGAAACTAACGAGCCTAAAGTAGATCCTGAATATCAGAAGGCATTAGATGCTCTTCTTCAGCGTGTAAAAGAATCAAAAACACCTGAAGAGGTAAATGCTGTTTATCGATATACCCGTACGTGGAATGACAAACAAATGGAACCTCTCCTCCTTGCCACTCACAAACGACTTGAAGAGCTAGAAAAATCTAAGGCACCTGCAAATGAACCACCTTCACTAATGGTTCAGATCCAAACTGCACCGGACCTTACAACGTTAGATGCTTTGGAAATAGATGTGGCTGCACGAGATCCACAGATTCAATCACGACTCATGGATTTTGTTAAGAAACGCCGCTTTGAATTAGAAAATGCGGCATCAAACGAACCAGATTATTTACTGGAGGAACCTTTCTAATGTCGAAACAAATTACTCCAGAGTTTCTTTTCGAGCCAAAGCTGCTACCAATGCAGCTTTTCGAAAAGTTCATTGTGTTCAACGTAAATGCTGGGTATCGCGGGAAAGGTACACCGCTCGGCGTGAACTTGATTAAAGGTAATAAAGCCACCCTTTCAGTAAGCAACGAAGGTGTGATGAACAAAGCAGCTCAAGAGCGATACAAGCTAATGCTTTTGAAATATTTCAAAGAAGGTCGCTCTGCAATGGATGAGCTGGATCATGAAGTTAAACGTATTTATAGAATGGTGGCGTGAATGATTGATTTGAATAAGGAAAGAGAGGCTTTTGAGAAGCTTTCGGAAATTGCAGAAATACTGAATGAGGAAAAATCTCATTTTAATGGTGATTTTTACGACTTACCAT